AACAGGGTTGGACGTGAGCATGGCTCCAGGAATGGACATATTCATAAGGTTCGTGCCCTGGACCTGGACCGTATTCCAACTAGGGGTAGAACAAATAATTGGACGAGAAAGGAACTTTTTAATATCATAATTTGTATTTTCTGTATTATATGGTATAAGCGGATTCTTCCCAATTTTGTCAACAAAACTAATTTCATCCGTTGCAGTAGAGACTGCATTTAAAAGCAATTGGTTGTGTTCAACGTCAGGATTTATTTCTTGTCTTAAATTGTCAGCGAGTAATTTGGCTACCACACGGCTACTCAACCTGTGTGGAAGGCTCCTGATTGTCTGGATTTATTTTAGTACACATCCTGATTAGTAATAATAAATATTAAATGTACATATATACAAAGGTGCGCAGTACACCCCCCTTTAAGATCAGGAGTCTCATTTTATGGGGGGTGCAAGATCGCACCTAGTAGGAATATTCGGACCCGAGACACAAGTCTCGGGCGAGATCCTTATCCACGGACCTCGGTGAGTAGTTATACTTCTCACTCCAGATTGGCACGAGTTTGCTCACAGAATCATCAAACTTTTCAGAGTCGTGCAATGATAATTCTAGCATGAAACTGTCAGAAGCGGCTCTGACAACGGAGGCCTGGTCAATGTTCTTGTTAAGGTAATATAACATTTGGCGCAATGTTTCCCACTCAAGAGGGGCTAAGTATGTCCGACGTTTAAAGTCATAAACAAAGCCTCTTTTCAAGAAAGTCACATTCTCTATTGTCCTAAACTCTTCATTTAAGGTTTCACCCTTGGTTTCGTCTGTATATTTCATACCAATAAGACAGACAAAATCAGCGAAATTTTTAATGTTGAACCTATCCCTCACTTCAGGGGCCACGGAAACAACATTGTCGTCACCATAGACAATTTCTCTAATATAAGTATCATACAAAGGCAAGGCAGAATAAGATCTGCCCATGCAATGTACGAAACCCATCCTCAACAAAACCTTATTGTAAATACTATTCACAATGGTAGTTAAAGGATGGCCCGATGGAAGAGATTTCGTCCATTGATAGACGACGTCGCCATGAATATGGACACTGGAGTAAATGTCTAAAAAGAACACTTTTCTCGCAGTGGCCCATTCATCCCCGTCGTCATACCACGCACTAATTCCTGCACAGATTTCGTCTCCGACTTGTTTATTTTGATTAGTGTCGTATCCAGAGTAATCTCCAGCAAACATTTTGTCAGAGGTTTCATGAAGTTTCTCGACAACGGCTGACCACTCCTTATAAGGATTGGTACCAACCGCTATTCCATTAGCAATGCGGTTTTTCATACACCATTGTGAAAATCTCATGAAAACCATACGGCAAGCAATCAAATAGGCTAAAGGTGCAGCAGAAATAAGTCTAGTTTTCCCTTCGTCAACTTTGTTAATAGGGCGCGTCTCATCTTTCAAGACGTCCATGAAAACTGTAGTACTTCTAATACCTCTTTTTGCCTTGTCAAGAATTTTCTCAACTTCGTCTCTGAGTTCTTTTGCCATGGGAGTCTCAAAGTCATATTCGCCACCGTCTCCAAACCAAGCTTTCTTACCTTTTAAGTTTGATTCTTTGGTTTTAAGATATGGCCAACCACACGAAGTACCGCGAGGAATGCCATTGATATATTCTTCATCAGGCATACCTTTAGCAGCTTCTTCGAATGACAAGATATCCTTGGGAACAGACTTCTTACTGTTTCTTTTCATATCAGCAAAAGCATGTTCAGTGCAAAGTTTAACCAGTTTTGTGTCCTGAAAAGGCTGTGAACCTGAATACTTCAGTATAGCCTTCTGGAAGGGATCAATTCTAACGCCATCCGCACCTTTAAAAGGCCGCAAGTTGGCGGGCTTAATGGTACATTCACCAAGAACACCATAAAAATCGTCCATTTTAACAAGATTGGTTTTACCCGCACAATTCAGAGCCATTTTCGAGTCAACCTTGGCAACAATCGGAAATGTGTCATATAGAAATCCGTGGCTCTCAGTCATGAGTCTTGGGTCTAGGATCGGACCCTGACAATCGACAGCAGAGAAACATTCCAATGTAAGTTCAAGTATTTCCCTAGAAATAATGGAGGCAAAACCTCTATTTTTGGTATAACCAGGGATTAAGGAGTGCATTCCAGCAACGTGGATTCCAAAAATAATGCCATCACACAATGCAGAGTTCTCGTGCATCAGTAAAGAACCACAATCACCATTTCGTGTGTAGGCATTGTCATAAGAAAATGCGCTGTTTGCAAAGAACTGATTATTCCTGTTGTCAGTGTAGTAAATTGTACGGCTGCATTTATTGGCAACCACACTCTGTGTTTCAACATAAGAGTCAGAGCACGCCGAAACTCCTACAAGAGAAGCTTTTATGGTGTTGACAGAATCTATAGTTCGTTGAGACGCAAAGTGTTTAACAATGTTCGGAAACAATTGACTACTACCAGACAACGTAAACAAATACATGTCCTGATTGGGAATAACTCTCCTTTCGAAATTCAAAAATTGTTCTACTGAGACAGTGCGGAAAAGGTCACCGTTAGAAAGGTAAAATTCCACACTCTCATATTTAAAGAGCGGCTCTAAAGCTATGCTTGTTTCCAGTTTGTGGATGTAGTGAGCGGGCAACATACAAATATTGCCTGCAATACCAATAACCATACCACTTTTGTCAGAATCGACATTACAACCGGGCAAGCTCAACTTCAGAATGTTCTTCTTAAGAACTTTTTCTGAAATCTGAACCGAACCATAATCGGGAGCTTCGTAACCTCCAGCAAATTCAAAATCACCATAGACCCCAGTTTTCGTTTTCTGTAAATCATGCTTGCGCCTGACTTTCTTAGAAAGTTTTGGATTGCTTTGGGGTACCGTTTCTGTGAGATAAATATAGGCCTTAATGCCAACGGCAATTGTAGCCCACGTACCAAACAAGAAAAGTATGGGATGCTTCTTGACAATGTTATCAATAGTGTTTTTAACACGTGAAATCAATTTCATGAAGTACCCACTGGTGTTGCTGAGGAACTTCTCGGCAAATCCATAATATTTGGAAACAACCTCGTCTATGTAATTTGAGATGTTCTTATACTTGGATTCGACCGATTTGTACTTCCCGAGAACTGATTTTGCAAATTGGACGAAATAGCAATCATACAGTGCGCAAGTGGTATCAGACCACCCTTGCATTTGGACGACTACAAAATAATCATACAACTCACAAAATTTTTTGTAAGGAATTGAATCTTTGAAGTGTTCATATAAACGACCCAAGAGACTTCTGTCCTCTACTTTGGACGTTTCTGCCACATCCTCATAATGTTCCCATTTAAATTCAGAGTAAGACATGTCCTCCTCAAGATTCTCAAGGGCATTGATATCATCCATAGTGAGTGTGGCATCACGTCTATCTTCAGTAATTCGCTGTTGCAAATTTCTTCGCAACAAATCATCTGAAGCTTCGTTCAATTTTTCAAATGAATCAACTTTAGAAAGATATGTCCCCGCACACATTTGAATAAATGCGTCAAAGGACATTGTCTGTAGAATTTGTCCAGTCGAAGCGTCATTGACACCTGTCATAAGATTTATTCTCCAAGCATCGACTGTAAAGTCCATACCTTTCTTAATTTTGAGCTCATTACAACCATCGCGTTTTTCACCATAGATATATTCACCATTGGCGTCTTTCGCGGGGTTTACTACAACATCCGCTATAAAATCGAAGCGGCGTATAAGAGCTTCCTTACATTTGATCGATTGGACGGTAGAAAAATTAGTCTCATTGGTAGTGGCAAAAATGACTTTACTGTTGAAAACAGTGCTTCCCTTGTCTTCCATGGAGGCCATGTGAAGCATATATGGGAACCTGTTACAACACCTGATTAATGACATATATTCATTGTCAGGGTCACCAGCCACATCGTAAGATTGACCAAAATCGTCCATGACTGTCACAAATTGTCCTTTATATCCATCCCAAAATTTAGTTTCTGGTGTTCTATTATAGATAAACTGGTCTGGACATTTACGATAGTCATTAAGATCCATGATTGGTAAAATTTTCGTCAAGAGCGTTTCAATAAACGGCTTTGACATTGTTGATTTTCCAACACCACTTTCCCCTCTCATAAGAATAGTGAGGGGTTCAATCCGTGAAAATGAACAACGGATGCTGGACATGTCGAATGGTCTTCTCTCCTTAGTCAACATAGCTAAGATCGTTTTAATTTTAGCAACGATATCACGAGTGTCTATCCCGAATTTCCCGTGTGAGATAAGTTTGATTCCTTCGATTTCAAGGGCAACCAATTTGTCGTAGTTATAAACATTGACTTTAAGTTTACCCTGTCGACCCAGGGAAATCATTTCCACAGCTCCCTCCAAGAATGCTTGGACTCTCGGATAAGGTGACTCTGTGTTTGGCATACTTTCTTCCTCAAAGATATAAACTTTAACTTTCTCAAAAACCAACGAAATGACATCGGTAAGCGAAGAAAGTACTTTGACAAGGCCTTCGGTAGCCTTAGGCAAAGTAGCAAGAATAGATGCAACGTCTCTGGCTGAGAATCTTGGGTTTTTGATTCCTGCAGAGAATTGTGTCACCCCAAATAATAGAGTGACGATAGATTCCCAAGGAAGATCCTCGGGAGATTGAGCCCTAATAACCTCAGGCATAGTCAAAAATGAAAAATGACTTTTGATCTCCTCAGGTACAAACGATAGTGCTAAGGGTAACATAGCGCACAATCGATGCAAAGGCTCGAAGTCTGACGAAAAATAGGCCCGCAAGAAAATATATACAGCTCCACCAGCTAATCCAAAAATGGCTAATTTAAAGGAATTGTTTTTAAGAAACTCCATGAAAGAATCAGCTCCTTGAATCATAGAGGTCAATTTGGTACTTGCCTCAGACATTTCCAAAATCTTTCCAGCGAAATCACTGGGCAGATTAAGCAAAGTGCTAAATGTTTCAAACATTTGTGGGTGGTTCATGACAATGTCAATAATGTACCTAGTAAACTGTTTCATGTCATTATAATACATAAATGGTTCACCAGAATCAAATTTATAGACATACATTTTGACAAACAATTCTCCAGATCTATAATTCACTGGAATATTGTATTCGGTCTTGTCATAAG